TTAGATACAGATGGTGTAGATAATCTTATGAAGATCCTATATAGCTTAGATGATAACACCAATACATTTGTCATATCACATAAACCAGATCTACTTGAATCGAAGCTAGATGCTAAGATAGAATTCAAGAAACCTAACAACTTTTCGCAAATGATTGAATAACCCTCTAATTATGATGTTGCCATTTTGGTCGTTTTACTATATAATATAATTATAAACAATTGAGAAAAGGCATTACATTATGAATATACAAAGTCAAGATTACCTAGCAAAGTTACTTGCTAAAGAGAACCTTACCGTTCAACACGGTAACTATTCAACAGCTTCATTCAACGTTGTAGATAGAATACTTAGTCTTCCATTATGGGCAGATAAAGGTAAAGCTGTTTACGATTTATTAGTTGGTCATGAAGTAGGACATGCATTATACACACCTGCAGAGGGGTGGCATGATTCCGAATCTAAGATTCCAGGTGTTCCAAGATCAATGATTAACATCATCGAGGACATTCGTATCGAGAAGTTAATTCAAAGAACATACCCTGGTATCGTAAGATCATTTAAGAAAGGTTATAAGATCTTATTTGATGACAACCTATTCGGTACAGTCGGTAAAGACTTAACTAAATACGGTTTCATGGATAAGTTAAACATCCACTCTAAAGGCAGAGGATATGCTAAAGTTGAATTCGACGATACAGAACAAATGTTTGTTGATTTAGCTATGAAAGTTGAGACTTGGGATGATGTGCTTAATGCGTGTTTGGAGATTAATGATTTCTTGCAAAACCGCGATGATTATAAATATGAAGATAAGGAGAATGAAGATGAGAACACTGAAACAGGAAGTGCATGTGGTGAAGAGTCAGATGAAACAGGATCCGACATGGGGCAGACTGATGAAGTCGGCGAAGACACTAGCGATGCACCGTCAGATAGTAAACCAGCTGAAAATGAGTCAGTAACTGATGATGCCCAACGTGAAAACGAGGGTGATCTTTTAGAAAAAGATGAACGTGGTAAGCAACCAGCTTACTGTGATGGTATTAAAGAAGATACTATTGATCAAATGGTTACTACGTATAAAGATCTTGCAGCTGCACGAGCTAAATCTGAGGCACGTACAAATTATTCAATATACAACAACGAATTTGTCAGTGCTAATTTTGAAACCTTTATATCTGAGAGCAAGAAAGTCGTGGCTCAAATGGCTAAGGAATTTGAACGTAAGAAAGCTGCATTCGAATATAGCCGTAGTCAAACTGCAAAGAAAGGTTCTTTGGATGTTAACAAACTTCACCAGTATCAATACAGTGAAGATATCTTTCAAACAGTAACTCAGTTAGCGCAAGCTAAGAGCCACGGCATTGTGTCAGTACTTGACTGGTCTGGATCAATGAGTGGCATCATCGAAGATGTTGTTAAGCAGTCAATTCAAATAGCAATGTTCTGTAAGAGAGTTAACATTCCATTTGAGTTTTACACTTTCACAAGTGGTGCAAATGATGTTGACATTGATAAGCTACCTATGGGCACTATACAGAATGTCGATAGAGTCCGCATTACTGAGATTACTAATAACCGTTTGAGTAAAGCTGACTTCATGGGATCTATTAAAGCGTTATTTGCAGCAGCTATTATCACTGGTGATTATTCTACACGTACTAGCACAGGCATCCATTATGGAGATTTGTGCACATATGATCGTATGGGTTCTACACCTCTTATCGAAACTACGATTGCGTTAGCTACATTAGTCTCTAGGTTCCAAGCTAGAAACGCTATTCAGAATACTAACATCATCATCCTAACCGATGGCCAACCAGATTATCTTTCATTGACACAAGATTACAGTGATAATAATTTGAGTATAGACACATACAATATTGTATTAAACTTTAAAGGTAAAACTATTAAAGGTTCATCTACCGAAGAGATATACAGTGAGTGTGTTAAAGCCTTGAAAGCTTATACTAACTCAACTGTAATGTGTTTCTTCTTGGCTGGAGGTAATCAAGATTTCTTAATGGGATTTTACAAGATAGGTGGTTACGTTGATAATTCAATTAAGGATAAGGCTGTTAAAACCTTTAAGGCTGATGGTCTCCACGTTACTAGCAATGTCAACGGTTATGATAAATTCCTTATTATCAAGGTTGGTGATAAGAATGTTGCAACTGAATTTGAACCTAAGAAGACAGAGAAGATTTCAGACATCAAACGTGAATTTAGAAAGTTTAATAAGAACAAGAAGCAAGTTAAGAAGTTAGTTAAAACAATCACAGATGCGGTTGCCGCATAAGGAGAAAATATGTTAGATGGATACCCAGATGCTAAGAAGCATCAAGTAATAAGCTTTATTAAATCAGGATTAAGATTCGTAGGATACTTTGCCTTACCATTTTCGTTAATGGTAGCTGCTGTATTCTTGATCTTGGCCGAAGTGTTAGGCGTTGTGGAGGAGCTTGTATAACCATCTTATTTAGATGAAAAATACATGGTTATTAGGTTGCCATTATCCACGATCTACTATATAATATAATTATAAACAATTGAGAAAGGACTATATAATGAAAAATGTAAAACAAGAAGTTTTTGCCAAAGTAGCAGAGACACACACAAAAAATGATTTCACTGTTAAAGAGATATTAGCAATCGCTGATAACTTCGGTTGGAAACGACAAGCAGTATACAATCAACTTAAGAAATTCCCTAAAGTAGGTACTAGATCAGGTGAAGGTGTATATAACCTTGAAGCTGCTTTAATCCCTTTCAGGGCTAAGCCATCACCAACTACTGTTCAACAAGTAGGTGTTTCATCTGTTTCTAACGATGAGGTATATATCCCTGAAATTGATAAGACATTCGTCGCTTGGGGTAACTTTAAAGATGTCTCAACTATCATTAACTCAGGTGCATTTTACCCTACATATGTTACAGGTTTATCTGGTAACGGTAAGACGTTCATGATCGAACAAGCATGTGCTAAGGCTGGACGTGAATATGTTCGTGTTCAGATCTCTCCTGAGACTGACGAAGATGATTTAATTGGTGGTTTCCGTTTATTAGCTGGTGAAACAGTATTCCAAAAAGGACCTGTTATCAAAGCTATGGAAGCCGGAGCAGTTCTGTTGATTGATGAGATTGATCGCGGTACTAATAAGATCATGGCCCTTCAAGGTGTTTTGGAAGGCAAGCCTGTTCTAATTAAGAAAACTGGTGAGATCATCAAACCTAAGAAAGGTTTTAATGTAATTGCTACTGCTAATACAAAGGGTAAAGGCTCTGATGATGGTCGCTTTACAGCTGCTACAATCATTGACGAAGCATTCCTAGAACGTTTCACTATTACCATTGAACAAGCATTCCCAGCTCAAAAGACTGAGCAAAAGATTCTTAAGAAGCACATGGAGAAGTTTGATTGTGTTGATGAAGAGTTTGCAACACTATTGACTGGTTGGGCTGATACGATTCGTAAGACGTTTGAAGATGAAGGTATTGATGAGGTTATTTCAACTCGTCGTCTTTGCCACATCGTACAGACATTCAGTATCTTCGGTCAACGTGAGAAAGCTATCTCATTATGTATTAATCGTTTTGATGATGATACTAAAGAAGCTTTCCTTGATCTTTACTCTAAGGTTGATGCAACCATCAACAGTGTTGATGATTATGGCACAGACTGCTATGATGACGTAGCAGAAGATAGTGCTCAAGTTCCTTATGCTGATTACAAACTATAATCGGAATTGGGGTTGACATTCACATCGAAAAGGCGTATAATATAAACATATGACAATTAAATACAAATACAATGAAAAGGGGTTACTTGACGAGATGCAGGGTTATGTTGATGGTACATACAATGAACATTACTCTGGTCGAGGTGGAGTCCAAGCATTAGATCTTATCTGCGCAAGTGGTAAGGGCTTGGACTTCACATTAAGTAACGTAATTAAATATGCTGCAAGGTATGGTGAAAAAGACGGGACTAACCGTAAAGATCTAATTAAGATCATTCACTATGGCTTACTAGCTTTAAATGAACATGACGAGGTTAATAATGAATCTATCTAATGAAACAGTCGAGGTCTTAAAGAACTTCGCAGCAATCAATAGTAACATCGCGTTTACTACTGATAATACATTACGTACAGTAGCTGTATCGCGGAACGTAATGGCTAAGGCATCTGTGTCTGAATCATTTCCATATGAGTTTGGAGTATATGATTTGCCGGAGTTCTTATCAGCGTTAAGTATGTTTGAAGAACCTAATTTATCATTTGATAATAATAAGAAGTTTGTTACTGTAACAAATGCTAATGGGTCATCTTCTATTAAATACTTCTTCTCTGATGTCAGTAATCTGGTAACTGCGAAGAATGATCCTAAGATGCCTGATGTGGCTGTATCATTTGAGTTAACCGGTTCTCAGTTAAATTCTATTCGTAAGGCATCGGGAGCATTGAAGGCAGACCAATTGGTTATTAAGCCTACTCTGATAGGGTCCCAAAATGACGCAGGAGTTGAGTTAATTGTAACTGATGTTAAGAATCCAACGTCAAATGAATTTAAACTGTCAGTTAAAACTGATATAAATAATGATACTGAGTTTGAGTTTGTGCTAAACATAGGCAACTTTAAATT